CCCCACGTCGTCAGGCCCTCTGTATCGCTTTATGGCCTGTATTTCGCCTGTAAATAGCCTTCCTTCAAGTGTGTCATCAACAGTGACTTGCTGACCTTCCTTAAAGCTAAGAGATCCCGTTGCGTCATCGATGGTAAAACTGCATGTAGAGTTTTCTTCGATCTTATCAGGCAGATCAAAGGACTCTTCTATAATGTTATAGGAGCTGTTGCCGTTTATTGAAATTGTGAGGGTTGTTACTGCCATGCAACTAGCTCCTTATTGGTCCGCTACGACGCGATGTCTTGGTAGCAGTTGTCATCACATTCCCTGTAATTTGCTTGCCATCAAGGTGATGATAGTGATGATTATGGATATGGATTTCTGGCGTGCTCGTTGAATTTGAGAAAGATGAGAGATTGACGCCGCTTGGAACATACGGTGTCACAAGCTCCTTGCCGTTCTCTCCAAATGCGTAGCGTGTCCCTGTTTGCAGCCCTATGCCTTCAATGCGTTCGTTTATAATCCCACCATTGGCATAGCCCACATAAGGTTTCCCAGCATTTAATGCGACAATGCCAGGGACATGGAAAACGTCACCATATCGACCTTGGATGTATCTTACAGCAGAAATCGCGTTATCTATGGGATTAAGGATATTTAAGTGGCCAGCCAACGCATGAGCAGCAAAGGTTGACGGTATCATCTGGAATAAGCCTTGTGAAGGATGCCCCGCTTGAGCATTGCTATCCCAGTTGTTTACAGCGTCGGCGCGTCCCCCGCTCTCGTGCATGGCAATGACTTCTAGGGGACTCAACCATGATCCTGGTACCCCTGTAATCGCCATAGCTTGCGCTATCCAGCTTGCAACGTTACCAGGGATATTGACAGCTTGCCCTCCTAAGCTGAATTTGGGAAGTATCCCATTGATAAAGTCTAGTGCCCAATCTTTGGCCTTGTTGAACATACCGCTAGCGATATCTGTCAATCCGCCGAGATTAGGAGCTGAGATGTGAAACATATTCATGAGATTATCAAGAATGCCCTTTGCGCCCCCGGTAATCCACTGCATGACTTTGCTGCCAAGGTCTCCTATGCCATCTGCATAGCCTGGAACATTACCGCCGAGCATTCCTAGCAGCATTTCAGTGATATTGTTTGGAATAACCTGCGCACCTTTAGGGAGCCAAGTCAGCTCACGTCCGCGCTCTCCCACCATAGCGAGACCGCCTGGGTGCGCATCAGTACCGCTAGCATAGTGGGGGATGGGTTTATATTGGATCATAGGGATTGGGCCTTCTTTGCCAGTAAGGCTTTTATCAAGATCGTCAAGCTTTTGCGCAAAGAAGTTAACAAAGCTTACAACCGCATTGATCCCATTGTTTAATTGATCGATAATACCATTTATTATCCCTTTGAAGATATTTGTTGCATCTGACTTGATTTCATTCCATTTATTTGCTATAGCCGTCTTAAATGTATTTAGCCCTCCCATGATATCATTCCATCTATCGGAAAACCACTTGCCAACGGGCGAAAATACCGCAACTATACCATTCCACGCATCTGTAAAGCGATCATGAAACCAGTTCCCAACGGGCCTAAAGATATTCTGGATGTCTACCCATCGATCGCTAAACCATTTGCCTATCGGTGTGAACACTGCTACTATTGCATTCCACGCATCATTCCACCGATCATGAAACCATCCACCGACAAACGCGAAAACACCTTGTACCTCATGCCATCTATCACCGAACCATTTGCCAAGGAACTGGAAAACCCCTACAACTGCATTCCACGCATCAGTAAAGCGATCATGGAAAAATATCCCTATACCAACAAAGACCGCTGCAATCTCCATAAACCGATCATGGAACCATGCGCCTATTTTGCCAAAGATAGCGTGCACAATTTCCCCAATGGTCTCGAAAACCGCGCCGAGATAGTCCACAACTGGCTTGATAGGCGCATAGATCTCATTCCATCTCTCAATAAACCACTTCGCTATAGGGTAAAATACCGATATTATTTTATTTTTTGCATCTTCAAAGCGATCATGAAACCACTGTCCTACACCACCAAAGATGTTTTGCACATCATGCCATCTGTCACCAAACCACTTGCCAATTGACCCAAATACACCTGATATTCCATTTTTTGCATCATTAAAGCGATCAGTAAACCATTTGCCAACGTTGCCAAAGAATGTCGTGATAGAGTCCCACATGCGTTGATACCACGGCTTTTGTGCCTCTACCATCTGTTCATGCAACTCTTTTTGCTTATCAAGTTGCTTTTTCTTGTCTGCTTCAGCTTTTTGTAAACGTGCCATTTGCCCTTGTTCTTGAGCAGTAGTCATTTTCAGTTGATGTTGAAGCTCGGCTTGCTCGGCGGGATCGTGGGTTTCTTTTAGTTTTTGGAGAATGCCTTGACGCTCTTTCTCATAATTGTTAATAGCTGCTTGAGCCCCTTGAGCAGTATTTTCGTCTTGCGCAATTCGCATCTTAACATGGTCTTGCTCAACTTTAATGCGTGTCTGTTCTGTTTTCCCTGTGATCCACCCCATGATATCGCCCCAATGCTGGACAGCAAGGACAATGCCAGCGACCACGACGGCGATAGCAGCGCCGATGGCGAGGATAGGCCACGTGGCGGCGATAGTAGCGACAGCCGCTGCACCTGCTGATACTGCCCAAGCGCCAAAACCAGCGACGAGAGCCGGAATAGTTGCGACAAAAGCACCGATCTGAATCGTGGTTATAGCTACTCCGATGCCAAGAAGTAGATCTCTAGTGATTTGCGCAGGAAGAGATGCACTATTTAACCATTGCAGCATTTTATCGATATTCATTGTAAATTGCTGAATTGCAGGAATAACTATGGAGTTGAGAACAGAGCCAAGATCATCAAAGAGTGCCTTGACAAGAGGCATTTCAGTTTTCCACTGATTAAATTCAAATTTAGCAAATTGACGGGCAATATCCTGTATAACAGGTGCAAGTCCCCCAAAATTGTCGTGAAAGAAAGCGCCAAATTGTCCCACGGCAGGCATAGCCGTGTTCGTAAACCAATTACTGAAGTTGTCTAGAGCTGGAAGGGCTTTGTCGCTTATCCATCCGAAAACTTGCGTAAAGACGGGAAAGAGCGCAGTACCAAGCTTGATCTTGAAGACTTCAATGCCCTCTTTTGCACGATCTAACTGAGCATTGAATCCTTTTTGCACCTCGCTCCATCCCGCTATGCCTGTACCACCTTGCTTGACTGCATTGTAGATATTGTCCACATTGCCTTCAAAAGTCTTCATATGATCACCAGTGAGGTCAATGACCGCGCTTAGAGCTTCAGAGCCCCCGGTGATGTCTTTGAGAGCTGCTGTGTAGGCTGCGCTACCCTCGGGAAACTTTGTCTTGAGGTGTTCTGTGATTAGATTGAGAGCGCCTGGTAGAGAGTCTTTCATTTCGCTGGCAACGTCTTGCGCAGAAAGGCCGATGGACGCAAGAGTTTTCGCGCCTTGGGATGATGGTGCTTCGAGGGCAAGTATTGCGCCTTTGAGGTAGTTAGCGGCTTGTCCCGCTGGTATGCCTTCACCTGTCATTGTGGCTAGAGCAGCAGTAACACCATTGAGGCTAACGCCAGCATTAGAGGCTATGGGAAGGATATCCTTGAGGGAAGAGGCAAGATCTCCCATTGTGGTCTTGCCAGCACTCACCGTTGCTATGAGGTCATTGGTTACAGACGCGCTATCCTTTGCGGAGAGACCATAATCATTTAGTGCTGTAGTAACGCCATTTGCCACGTCTGCGAGATCGGAAACACCAACCTTCGCGCCTTCTGCTGCGTTTTGAAGCACTTCAAGTGCATCTTTACCACGTTGCCCACTGGACTCGATGGTAAACATGCCAGCTTCTAGCTCTTTGGTGGATTCGCCAACCTCTGGAGCCATCTTGAGAATGCCATCGGAAACCATGCCAAGATTTTTATTGAGCTCACCAGCCCCTGTTGAGAGCGATGTAATCCCAGATTGAAAGTCACCTGCAGATTTACCCAGGCCAATAAACGCATCAGCCATTTGTTCGCCAGTCTGGACAATTTGCTGAGCCCCAAACACGAAAAGGCCAACTTGCTTGGTCGCTTCCATCAGCTTTCCGGGCGCTTCTGCAATGGTCCCAAAAAATCCCGTAGTTCGCTCCCTGATACCAGCCATGGCATTAGAGAAGAGGTTGCCTTTCGCTTGGGAGGCTTCGAGAGCGTCGGCGAGTCGCGTTGCTTCCCCTTGCATCATAGCCATCGCATCGGAGGCTGCCACCTCTGCTTTCTGGACGTTCTCAGCAGATACCGCCGCTCTTGCTTGCGCTAATGCGATTTTCTCAGCAGAGGCACTAGCATCATTGGTAATAGCATTGGCTTTCGCGGTCGCATCAGCGGCTTGTGCCTGTGCAAGGCCTAGCTTTGCAGCCGCTTCAGAGGCTTTTTGTTGGAGCGATGCGAATTTGGAGACATCAAGACCTGCAGATTCAGCGCGTTGTGAGAGGTTTTGGAGTCCCCCTTGCGCTGTTTTGAGGTCATTTGCAAGGCGATTTGAGAGGATTGATCCAACGTCTTTTGATACATTCTGAAGCTGATTTAACTGGTCTTGCGCTTTCTTTGTGCTGTCTGCCATATTGAGGAGGACTTTTTGCGATTGATCAGCACCTGTTATGCTGATGACGCCCGTGAGCTGTGAGGCTACTATTGCCACGGGTTATCCTCCTTTCATTGATTATGCTTGGCTTTCTCTTGCCTTGCATAGCTTTCGGCACTAAGCACAATAAGCGCCTTGTCTTTCCAGTACACCGATTGTTTCGCTAATTCCCACGGGGGACAGTGACATCTATCCGCTGCTAAGAAGTCTGGGTAGAAGTCTGGACAATACCCCGTCTTTCCATCCGTCGCCAGCCATCGCCTCAAACCTACTAAGTCCGGGTCTGAGGCGTTACCCCTTCCGGGCGCATATGACCCATAATGGCATAGAGACAGTGCATCTTGAGGACAAAATCAAGCTTAGAAAGGGCTTCAACCGTGAGAGGCCACATCTTCGTTTGCTCATCGTCCTCAAAATAGTCCCATGATTTCATGACATACACCATAAGTTCGCTGGCTTTCATCAATCTAGACGATGCTTCTTCAGCAGTCTTTGATCCTTGAATCCTCTCAAGTTCCCCAAACTTCAATAGAAACTCGTCGGTTACCTTGGAAGGATAGTACACAAGGTTAAGCTGTCCCCCGTATACTTCCAATGTGACAGTAGCTTCATTGCTTACTGCCTGAGAATGTGATATTGGCATAAAACCTCTATAAAGCTGTTAAAGTATTGGTGACGGTCGTCATGTGGCTATGACCCCATGTGCCATCCTCAAAAATCCCACAATCCCACTCAATCATGTAGATGCCGTCGCTATCGCCCCACTCGCTTGGCTGTCCGATTTTGATCGCCATATCATGCCAGAATGTGTTGTAGACCTGGCTTTGCACAACTGAGACGTTAGGTGATGTGCCACCTGTGAGGCCTGCACCGGACGCTGTGAGGGCTGTGGTGTCCTTTGCAAGTGTCCCAGCAAACGTTACGGTGTATGGGCCGCCTGCGCTACCCGACACGGTGACATTGCCAGTGCCGATAGTTGATAAGGCAATGAGAGCACTTTGTACAGCAGAGGCTGCCGCGTTGAAGGCAATACCAGCGGTAGTTTGGCCTTTATAGGTCAATGTGAACGTACCGCCCGTAGGACTACCCGTGATAGTCACTGTTTGGCTATTATCGATCACATCACCGACCGCCTCTACCCGTGCGTACTTCGTTACCCCTGTGCGCATATCGCCGAGTGAGGCCATTCCATTCGCATCGGCTGCCACTGCAAACTTAAAGCCAGCATTAGGAACAAGATCAACGTGAGCAGAAAAGGATGAAGCAGCGCGATTGACGTACCACGCCGGACCATAAATGCCATCCATCGTGAACTCACCAGAAAGGTTATTGAGGATCTGCGTTGTTCCGATGGAAGCCGATGAAGAGTCGATGTACAGATTGAATTCCTGGCCAGTCATTGGAAGCAGTGCTATCGGCGTCGGCGATGAGGTCATCGTGATCCCATCGCTTACCTTTTGTGCTAAAACACTACCAGAAATTGAGGAGTCTTTACGGGAAAACTTGTAGCCGTACTTCGTGATAAGTCCATAGGCAAATTTGTGAGCACGCGTAGCGGCTTCACCTTGCTCAAAGGTATAGGTTTGTGGCTGGCGACTACCCGATAGGATAGCATCGTAAATCCAGTCTTTAGCAGTCGCTGACGAGCCATGTGTTGCCGGCGTTGCAATCCCCAAAGCGCCTGCTAGCGCATAGAGGATACCATTGAAATCCAATGATCCGTCAAAACTACCTTCTACCCATTCGCTGTTTAACTGCTGTACGCTAGGGTATTTGCGTCCTGTGCCTGTTGTTTTCTTAAAGTCGCCTTTAGCGCCAAATTTAAAGGCGAGATTGTCAAGACGCTTATTCGCTGGTACCGCTGTGCCTGGCGTTGACTCGGACCAATTTGCAGCGTCTGATTCGCTGTTGCCAACTGTGGTGTAAAAGTCACGAAAACACCTCCTATTCTAGTTTTGTCTATATTGGCTTTTGCTGGTTTTTGATTCTAAAGTTTCCGCCTAAGTGCATGTATTGCACTCCTGCCTTATCTTCATCGGGGTATAGCAACGGTGACTCCCTTCGACATGCAAGTACATGGCCCCCAGAGACATCAACATGCGTGAGACCTTCGTCACCGCCTAGAGCATCATCAATTTGACCTGCAAGAGCAACAACCGCATCAGGATCGCTAGACGGTCCGACTGCCTTACATTGATATAGAGCATCCACAAAGGCTCTTTTACCGTTTGCAAAGGTGATATCAATACCAGAGCTGAACGCGATGATCACACACGGGAATAGCGTGCCAATAGGCGCGGCCCCCACGTGTACGCCTCCCGGGCTGGTCGTACCTGCGCGTAGTCGAGCCAATAAAAAAGCCAGACCGCTAGCAGCTTCATTTATCGTGCTCATTGCTTTGCAACATCTTCAAGCTTCTTCGCGACGCCTTCCATAGCTTTGTCGAGATCGGAGCGGGCTCTCTCCATGCCTTGATCCCAGAATGGCTTGCCAGCCATGTGGACTGTACCCTTGTCCTGAAAAACACTATAAGAGGCACCAGCGGCTACAGTAGCCTCTAGCTCACTCTCAGGTTTTGGCACTTCTGGCAAGAGCAATGGATCACTCGTTGAGGGATAGTTACTGCCCTCAACGGACACATTGTAGACACTGGTGTACATTCTGCCTGTCTTTATCTGCCCATTAGTCTTGATAACGTCCTGTATATTGTTCTGCGCTTTTTGGGCAGTATTGACCACGGCGTCTCGACACGCTGGTATCAATGCATCCGCTATGGCTTGCCAGTTGTTAAAGCTATTACTCATGATTTGACCTCACTCGCAATAACATTTGTTGAAACAGCAAAGGATTTAGGTGAAAGCTCTATCTGTACCTTCATTTCTTGAGTCTTGGCAATAAGACGGCTTGTAACTTCAAGTATGTCGCCTTCCTTCACATCGGTACCAAGAGGAAATGAGAGAGGCCATGAGACCAAGCCGCCAAGTCGATCAGCATACACTTCAAGCAAATGCTTTGATAGCGGCTCACCAACGAGACACGGTGACTCTCCGACAACAACAAGGTTCTCTTTTTGTCCGTATGCCACATCGGTGGGGTCATCGCGTTTTATGATGCAAGAGTCTGGCATACCCAATTCTTCAAAAGTATCTGCAAATTCTTGCATTTCCTCATCGGTGAATATTGGCATGTCTTATTCCTCACATACATCTAGAGCTATTCGCATCACTACGTACCATTTTCACGATCTTAGGTTTTTGCTGCATACGATACGTACGCGCTAATGCTCGTAGGTTATCGGGTGCTTGGGATCTTTTAAACGATTGTCCGCCTACAACCACATCAAACTTGAGAGCAAGCTTTGCAGCCCAAAACTCCAATAGATCGGCACTAGCGGCATAAGGATCATAGACTTTGCCAGTGATAATCACTGGAGGCCATTGTCCTGGCGCTGTCCCATTGACAAAAGGCGTGAGCTGAAATTGAAAGTAGCCTGTAAGGTAGTCTGAAGCGGCTGGCGTGAGCACTTTCCAAGGTGAGTCGTCCAAGATACCTTGTAACACAGCGTCAGGTTCCCAATTCGAGAATCGACTATAATAATCAGCAAACACGAATTGTGCTTGATTATTGGTAGACGCAGCATTGACGATAACAGGAGAGGCTTGTAACTCCTCTCCTCTCACATCACTTCTGTGTGCGTCTAGTCGATCCTGTACTTGTTGATCCGTGAACTGCTTTGTTGTCGCTGTGTCGTTGATCATCGTTCTGACCAGCGTTATCAGATCCGCCATCGTCGTTCTGACTGCCATCGGCTAATTCCTCTTGCGAAGACCCTTGTGTCTGCTCTGTACCCGTGCTAGAGTCCGCATTTGGATCTATAGGTCCTTGCGGTTGCTCTGTTTCGTCTTTGGGCGCTTCAGGCTCTTGTGGTGCGCGAGGATCATCGATCTTTACAGCGCCTTCACCTAAGAGACGCTTCACATGATCCTCACTCACTATGAGCTCGTCACGCCCATTTGATAGTTTCATCCACTGCATTTAAAAGTTCTCCCTCATTCCGCCCTCCCTTGTTTGACAAAATATCCCGCTAGTGGTATACTTATATTAACTCAACTAGCTAGTGAGGTACCTATGCCAGATCTAACAACAGCAGACGTTGCAAAGCTGCTATCAGAACGTGAGCACAAGCTCATCAAACCTGACACTGTAAAGCACTGGTGTCTACAAGGCCGATTCCCTAATGCGCACCGCATTGGCAGTACGCGCCGTGGGTATTGGCTTATCCCACAATCCGACGTTGATAGGTTTGAACTACCGCCAATGGGTAGACCAAAGGAGCAATCATGATCAGTACCCCTGAAGGATCGGGAATTTACCGTATCACATGCATTATCACTGGAAAGTTTTATATTGGTAGCACCAAGGAACTTCGCAAAAGATATCAAAACCACTTTGGGGAGCTTCAGCGTAAGACGCATAATAATCGAAAGCTTCAACATGCCTTCAATAAACACGGAATCAACGCATTCACTTTTGAAGTTATTGAACTTGTTTTGCCTGCATTCTTGCTTGAAAGAGAGCAATACTGGCTCGATAAGCTTCAACCCTTCGGAACCAAAGGATTTAATATCGACCGCTTTGCTGGTTCTACCCGACTGGGATATACTTTTTCTCCAGAGTCCCGTGAAAAGATGAGAATTTCCCACATGGGTCAAGTGAGCCCTAATCGTGGCAAGAAAGCCTCTCCTGAAACACGTGCCAAGCAAAGCGCTGCAAAAAAGGGCAAGCCTAGCGTAGATTTCACGCCAGAAGTCCGTGCAAAAATCAGTGCTGCGAACCTTGGAAGGGAAGTCACACCAGAGACCCGTGCCAAACTTCGAGTTGCTAGCACTGGAAGAAAGCATAGCAAGGAAGCCCGTGCCAAGATCGCCGCTGCTGGTACAGGAAGAAAATTGCCGACTGAAGCCCGCGAAAAGGTTCGTCTTGCTCAAGGAAACACAAACGGCGCAAAAGACTACATCGTTACATCCCCTGAAGGTGTTGAATATACCGTGCATTGCTTGACAGAGTTTTGCAAAGAACATGGTCTTACACAGCAATGTCTTAGCTCTGTAGCAAGCGGCAAGCGCAAGCACCATAGGGGATGGGCAGCTCGTCTGCTCTAATTCATTTTTGCCGTTTGTTATATTCAACATGCTATACACTCGCTGGATACATGATCGCCGTGATTGTTCCTGTGAACCCGGACTCAAAATCCAGGTTTAAAGACCCATCGGCCTGAGCAAAATGAGCTATCTCAAATGGCCCTACCAATCTCACGCCGGTGGTAGCAGGGACTTGGGTAGTGTAGTCTCCGAGACTCGATCGAAATGCAGGCGGATCGACACCCTTGCGAACAATGACATTCTTTGCAGCGCCTGCGGTGTTTGCCACTCTTAGCATGAGCCTATCGATATGCGGGCCTGAAGGTATGGCAGTGGTCACGATAGCAACATTCATACCGTTCGCTTGGTCTATTGTGGTTCCTGCAGGATCTGCAATGCTGCCATTCGCCACAAGGTTAGTGAGAGGTAAATTCGTTCTTGCCATGTTCTAGCCCTCCTTATGGCTTCTGCAGATAGGCTACTGCGATAGCATCAGGACGTATCGTCTTTGCACCGTACAACATCAAGCCCTTCACGGCGTCACCGAAGCGTCTTTCAGGTCTGTATGCTTCTACCTCTTGCAATCCTTCTGCCTTTGTGAGACCCATTGAGTGCCCAGCAAAGAAGACATCTTGAGAGCCCGATGCACCTACTGTTCCACCGATGTGAGCGCAGTTGAGGCTTTCATAGATATCCATGTTCTCAATGCGCCCTAAGTACGCATCAGAGGCATTGCCAGCGGAGGCGTCAAGCTTTCCTGTGAGGATAGTGAGACGTGCATCGGGTGTATTGAAACCTGTGAAGCGTGCATCCATAGTGAGATGCGACTTCCCCCACGGGGGAATGGTGCACCATCGGCCTTGCTTTGGGATCTTGGCTTCAGTAAGTTTCTGAGAGAGAAGGACTAGGTAATCATAGAGTGTTGTCCCAAGGCCGATATTTGCAGCGGTCGGAACGCTAACAGTAACAGGGGACCCTGACGAGCCAATGTTATTGACTGATGGAGCATCGACATAGAAACCAGCAAAGTACTGATCCATCGTGTCTGCCATCTGGTAACCAGCATCAGACATGGCCTGCGCCATGACCTTTGGCTTGCCTTGTGCCTTGTCCACATCATCTACCAGGAAGTTATAGGATTTGGCTTGTGTGATTTGGAGCATGGTCTGTGCATCAGTGAGCGCCTCGGGGGCGGCTATGTCGGTATTTTTGACATAATCACTAATGGTTACCTTGCTTATGGAGTTGATTCGGACTGTATCGCCAAATGCTGCAATTTCACCTTCGTAGTCAGTGTTAAATAAAGCACCGAATACCTGGTTCTTTCGCAGGTTAACGAGCATCGAAGCAGCCCAAATCTCAGCAATAAAATTGTTGAGGGACATGTATGTCTCCTATCATCTCCAGCCTAATATGCGATCATACTAAGCAGGGGATATAAAAGAATTTATGATATTAAAGCTTATTTGCGTTATCCGCTATCCATCGACTGATTTGCTGTTGACGTTCCAAGCTAAGAGCCCTGAACTCTTTCGGGTTCTCTAAGACTCTCTTTGCATATTCTGGGGTTATTTCACCAGAATTGCTAATTTGCTCACGGCTTGGATTCGTAGCGCCCCCGCTGGTTTGCCGCTGTCTGTCTACTAACCAGCTTCGCTCTTTCACCAGAGTCTTGAGTAGAGCATCAATGTTCGTTGGCAGTCCGCTATCGTCATAGTCAATCTGAGATGAGTCGAGAAGCTTTACAGCGGCATCAAGATCAACAATGTTGAGTCTTTGACCGTGCTTAAAAACTTCATTGGTGACTCTTAGCTCTTGAGTTTGACGGGTAGCAATCTCACGCTCTTTCTGAAGATCTGCAATTTGTTGCTCTAATTGCTTTTGGGCAAGTTGTTGCTTTTCCTCAGTAGAAAGCTTCTCAGCATCAATCTGTGCTTTGAATGCCTTTAGTTCATTGTGAGAAGTATCAAGCTCTTTGAGACGACTACGCAGATTCTTAGCTTCAGAGCGCAGTTTCTTAGCTTCTTCAATGGATATCGTTTCTTCGCCGTCTCCCGCCTGGGGATCTGGGGGATTGTTGCCCGCCTGGGGCTGTGGGTTTCCGGTATCTCCCGCCTGGGGATCAACCGGAGGAGTATTTGGATCATCTGGCATAATTGTAAATTATTCCCTTTCTAATGTCAATGGGTTGTCACAACGATGAATTTTTAATGAAAGCCTAAGCTAATAACAACAGCGATAAGGGCGAGTATTGCAACAATGACATAGAATGTAAACCTAGCCCAATCGCGTGCAATCGCTGAACTTATAGCTATATCTGCTGAACGCACTAAAACGAACAGCAGAATGATGAATTGTGGCTGTAAGACTGTAGACATTAGTATCCTCCCTTGCCTTTCATTGGTTTACTCTGTTGCTTCTTGATCTTTTTGCCCACTGGTGTCCTCCTTACAGCTTTGTGCTTTGTATGGTGTGCATCAGATCATTGGCATTTTTGATCTTCTGCTTTACATCTTTGATGATTTCTATTGCTTCGTTTGGATGCTGTTGAAGCCATAGAGACACGACTTGTACCATAAGATTGTTAGGAACTGGTGTGAGTCGAATATCAATCGGTGTATGCTGAAGCCTAAATATCGTTGCATCAGGGAGTACTTCAGCGTCAATGCGTGGTTGAAAGCCTTGTGGCTGCTCCGGTGGCTCCGGTGGTTGTGGGTTTATCGTGTGAATAGTGCCCATTATTGTCCTTTCTTTAATGCTGCTATAGCATCTGATAGCGTTCTATAATCAAGCAATACTGATTGCCAGATTTGTTTCTCATTGTCATTTTTGTACCCTTTGCTGCTAAGAGTACCATCGGGATCTGCAAAATTGAGCGACATTCCAAGATTATTCATGCAATGATCTACATAGTCGATAGTGCCGTACTTTGGTTCTTGAGGCACGTCATTGCCATCTTCAAATGGAGAGTCCCAAGGCCAATCTTTGCTCTTATCAGTTTTTCCCTCACTCAACATATCCGCTAAGATATTAGGATCTGGCATTTTACCCTCAATAGGTGCCCAAAACTCAACAGTATGATCAAGAGGCTTTTGCACTTCCTGTAACTTTCTATTGTGTTCGCCACACTCTATCAATGCTTCTAGCAATGCATTAACCTTTGGCAAGAAGTCCAATACGTCCCCATACTCACCGCCATAGGTAAAATTGACTTTGACGCCGTTAGCAGGTGCCTCATCCATCGTGATGATTGTGCATGGATGCCGCAGGTAGTGAAGCCATGCTGTGAAGCGTTTCCAAGGATTTATCATTCCACTACCTCTGGCATTTCTACATCTGGGAAGTACTGCATGTCAGGTACATACGGAATTATTTGCGATGTTTGCCAGTCCTCCATGTCATTTGACCGTGAGTTGTCAATGGCGTGAAAAGCAAGATCATAAGCACGACGCGCTATAATCTCTTGCCACTCTTCACGCCAATGATCATCACGTGGTTCAAACCATTCTACCGCTTCACTATTGTGTAGCTCTTCAAATAATGCCTTTGCAAAGCCTTGGAATTGTGTATCGCGTGCATTGTTACTCATCCTATATACCTCGGATTCAGCTTCGATACTTCTTGCTCAACATCTTGAATATTGATATTCATCATAGCAAGCTTTTCATTGATGTTATCAAGTGTTTCGAGCATCTTCGTTAAGAGGTGGGTTTGCGTGATAGCATGAACAAGTCTTTGATCAACATGATCATTTTTGCCTGATTTGTTTTCTAGCAACCAATCAAGTTGTTGTGCTGAACTTTCGCATATTGACTCGATCATCTTTTGTCTAGGCGTGGTATTTTCGCTCATTCATTCACTCTTTCTTTTGCTTCGGCTAAGATAGTCCCTGATATCTCAACATCTTTCACGGTTACGCTCTCTTCAGCATCTTCATAGCTCATCTCGGCAAGGCGATTAGGGGCTTCCAATTTGTGATAGATAATCTCTGCTTCATTGCCTACTTTGCCATCGATTTTGATAATCACGCGAAAAATGTTCTGAAGCAATTCCCCTGTTTGGGCGTCGTATATATCGACATCACCGCGCCCAAGGCGTTCTCCCTTGCCTTCTATGTGAATAAGGCGCTTTTGACTCTTTTCGATGTATGCCATGCTCTCACCTCGTTTCTTTCCAGCATCAGAGCGTTTCTTGCGCCATGTGCCGTTTTTGTTGCGTTTACGTGGCTTTCCTTTGACGAATGGCCCTCTCTGTATCATATTGATGCTATTTCAAAAGGCCCTTGCACAAAGGCATTGTGAAACTTCGTAGCCTCCATTGCCATTTCTACACGGCTTTCGGGCGGGATATCTCTATTCCTGGTAGCCCATAGCACTCCCAAAGCTATCGATGGATCAATGCCCATAGCATCATATCCACATGTGTCCTCTTTCACTACAAAGTTATTGTGTATCTGGAAAAGCCTCCCTTTAAATGCAACAAGAAAAGAAGTATTAGACTCTTTAAATTCTTCCTTATTCTTTTCATCTCCGACAATAACTCTTAATGTATCAATAAATGCCGTTGCAATGTAACGGTGTACATCGTCGCCATATGTACTGCGATCATACTCAGGAGGAACGAACGAATAGCGTACCAGTTGTGCTATTCTTGGTGAGCCAGCAACTCCGATGATAAAATTGCTTCCCTTGATTAGTTTTTTATCTGTGTAGACAGAGACCAGCCCTGACTCTGCCACTGCTACCCCATCAGCTCCGATGTAAACTTTTTCGCCTTCTACGAGGCCTACGATACAGGTCATAATCTATCCTTTACTGCCATGTATTATTTACCACTACAGACTCCCATAGTTTCTTGAGATGTTTTGCATCTTCAAGTGCGTTATGCAAGCCGCTTTCCTGTTGTGGCAGTTGATCATCGGATATATGACGCCCGTCTAGCACATACTGAAAATCACAGATATAGTGAGGATAGCCGTCTGGAAGATCCATCATAGTGCCGAAGATCTGGCAAAACGCTACAAAGTCGTAACCAGCACACCAGCCCCATAACTCGGGTTTGCCATACTCTTCTATGTCAAAGAAATCTCGCAATGTGACTCTGATGCTTTTCAGAGGCCAACGACACTCACCACCTTTGAGATGAGGTAAGACATTCTCTCTCACCCACTGGTTTGCTTTGCCTCTATCAAAATCAGCAGACTCTAAATAGAGTTCTCTTCCATCCTCACACACAATCCCGATGCTAATAAGATCAATAGTCGAACCATTATCTGCAAATTCGGTATCAAGGAAGTACCTAGGCATACTCTATCCTTTCTGTCCTATCGCTTGTTTATTGTTATTTTGCTGCTCTTGTTGCTGATTATTGTCCTGTTGCTGATTTTGTTGATTTTGTTGCATCTGAGGAGGCACCATGCCCATTTGTTGCTGAGTTTCCATCTTTGCCTTTGTCTCCTCTTCGCGCTTCTTTGCCTCTTCTTCAGCATCGTAGCCAATTTCTTGTAAAGCTGTGTCCTGACTCACGCCAGCATCTTGCAAGGCCTTAGCGCTTTGTGCATCTTTCATTTTGTCCACTGGTAGCAGGTTAGGCCAGTGTATTTCTATAGGATAATTCTCATACTCTTCAATGCTAAGCTCACCGCCCAACACTAATGCAGCTCTTGATACCTCTCTGATGAGCTTGCCATAAAGACGCCGCTTCTGTGTTGTCTTCTCGATAAGCGGCTGAAACATCAATTTCATTGTCGTTGCTGGTATGTCGCCGCCGCCTGGTAGGTTCTCAAGACGGCCTAATGCTACGGCAGGGACGCGGCTTCTCTCGTCCATCGTCATCCTGATATCTGCTGAGAAGTTTCGTGAGCTTTCGAGATTGGAGACCATTTCGAGATTGTAGACTTTGCTATTTGGATCGGGCAAGATCGTCACGTCTCCCGGCCCTGTCTTGAGTTGATCTAGATTGACACCAGTCGCTATCGTCTTAGGATGAGCATGATAGTAGATAATCCCTGATGTGTTGCTGTCATTGAAGTTGAGGGTTTCGTTTTGCCCTATGATGTCCTCTGTAAGATCTGGTGTCCCCCATGGCTTGTTCGGTTTTGGGAGATTTGGCGCAGTGAAGATGGGAGCAAAGGGATAAAGCCAGTCCTCCGGCTCTCCTATTTGCGACCATGTTTGTTCTGTTGTTTTCTTTTCAAAGTTCGTGATAGTCCAATAGTCGTCTAGGGTATTCCCTAAATTAGCAGTGTCTGCATGAGGATCAACGCGTGCTATAATCTGCCTTTTTTGCTTATCGCTTTGCACAGTATATTCGATAATATACGCCCAATCGACTTTGCAATCTTCAGGATCAGTAACTTTGCGAACAATCGATGGATTAAGGTTTACTAGGCGGGGATACTTCTGTGATCCTTGCGCTGGCACCAGCTTCACGAACGTTTGACCACACACGCCGCCATTCACCGCAATCTCTGAGAGCAACGTCATCATATCGTCGTCATCGCCCCAAAGACCAGTGAGAAAATCTTCTTTCTTTTTGTCTGGCTTCGCTGTTTCGTCTCCTGTGCGCTTGCCAGGCTCTATCTTGATTGTCTCACCAAAGAGGAATGATACTCCTTTATCCACAATAGGAGCACATCGATTAGAGATGACATTATGGTCTATTTCGCCTTTTTCAACTTTCAATGGCTTGTCAAATTCGTCTTCATAGATCTTCCAAGCTCGTTCCATTTGTCTCTTGCGTACTTGATCCTCATGGGGGACGTCGGCTTGTGCTAGTGTCTTCTGCTGTTTTTGCTGTGAGTTGTAGGTATAAGCGTTCATAGGTTATTCCCCTTTAGTAACTCAGGATGCTCATAGATATTGCCAGTGACCTCAACAGCCAATACACCAGGATTGGAACGAACGCCCTCAGATAGTTTTTGCCAATCAGAAATGTCTGAACCCACAGCCCATCTCTCAATTTCTTTTGTGATATCATTTTCTTTTGTGAAATACCCTCTCCTAACAATATCCCCCTCATAGATCTCTTGTCCCTTGCAGTCCTTGAGACCCGTGTACTGCAAGAGATCTACTTCTTCACCTTCACGGTAATACTCACTTTTATCGCGTAGGTCTACTAGATTGACGCGATCGCTAGGTGCCATGCCATATTGCACCCCAAAGTAAATCACATTAACTTCGTACATCTTCTGCTCTTGCTTTAACCACGCTCTGTATTTATGCTCTCTCATTTCCAGAAACCTTTCACGTAACCTACTTTATTAGGCACTAGATCATGATAAGCCACTAAATAGCGGCACCCATCAAGACCATGATCATCTTCCTTCACTGGCTGTTCGCCTCGCTTCATACCCTGTCTTGTGTCCCAAATATACGAGTCCGGTTCCTCTTCCAAACATGTTGGCTTCTTTGCTTTAGCCAGTTCTTTGTCAAGCTCTACACGGCAGTTGCGAAAGATCATCAAACGAGGCTTACCATCCCCGGCAGGCCTCCAGCGTGCGGACGTGGCTTGAATGCCATCTGAAACGCTCTTATGAGCAGGTGTCGTATAGAGCCCTAAGTGTCTCTGTAGAGTCGCCCTGTCTTCAGCATCGTGATCGCAAATAATTTCTCTTGGTAAAGGATCACCGTCCTTTTCGCCCCAGCGAGATGCTTTCTTGATATCCTTTGCATGATCTTCTACCAGTCGCTTCGTCATGTAGATTTGTCGATAGATATAGAGTCTGCCATCGGGGTCCTTTGCAGCCCAGAGACACACGAAAGGATTGACATAGCCGAAGTCGATAACTAGATATCGAGGCCATTCATGGGGGATAGGAAATGAGTCAATAACATTGCGCTTTGCATCCCAGCTATCCTCATAGACAGTTCCCTCAGCTGCAGCCCAAATACCAAAGCGATAGCGAGCAAGACGTACACCAGTGAGGCCCCCTAAGATACCAAAGATGTATTCTCGACCAGCCTCTGTCCAATCCTGCGTTTTTGCATCCCAGAGAAATGGGTTGTCCTCGTGCCTGGAGAGAATTCGCGTGGTGACACCTTCGATCATCCGCTGATTCAGAAAGTGCGTCGGAGCATCGGGGTTGAAGTCCATAATGAGTTGCTTACGTGGAAGTTTACTCTTGCGGCGACGACCTAATCTCATACGACAAAACTCTACGTCATCTAATGAGCACTCTGTAGCCTCATTGATATAGATGCCGTCAAATTCCATCGATCGAACTTTGCCGGGTTTGTCGAGACCATTGACGACTAGTTCGGAACCATTGGGGTAGATAAAAGCTGCAGGTCTAACCTTGTTTCCTCCAAAGTACCGGACACCTTCGCGCTCGTCTAGCACCATATCTCGATAGGTAGCCATAGCAGATCCTGCTAAATCAGTATTGTGTTTTCTCGCAACGAGGAACTTTGCGTGGTTATATTTCCAAAGGAGCATATGGATATAATAAAGGATACCAAAGGTTTTGCCAGTTCCCGCCGGGCCATCAATACCCACCTCAGTATCCGTACACCTGGCAAGCTCTAAAATAGCGCCGCGCAGCTCGGGGGCAGGGATAACGACTTGCTCGGCAGTAGTAATCATTGGCCAGCCTCCACAGTCGGGGATGGAAGCAGTCCTGCAGGAACTTCACGAATGATCAGTTGAGGACCAACACTCTCTTCAGGTTGAACATCCAAATTGAGTAACTTGCGCCTATCCCTGGACAATTCAAGTAATCTATCAACTGCCCACAAATTTACACTACTCTCTTCATTATCTTTTTTCTTATTAATTTTATCACCATAATCCTTGTATTCTTTTTTATCTTTATTGATATTATCTTTATCTTTATTGCTATTATCAACAACGGGAAACGCGACTTCCCATACTCTTCTATGTATTTCATCTAGTATATCTAATTCTTGCTGCCTATATTCATCTATCTTAGGGACAATACGGCGTTGTAACTCTCTTTGCACAGCTTTATGGGCACTTTGGCGGCTAGAATATCCACAGCGTTTTGCTATCTCATCATAACTTATACGTTGCTTCAGCAAATCAATAGCCATAGTTGCACGTTCTGATGCATTTACATCGCGGTGTCGTACCCCTTGGTCATTCGGTTGTTTTCTAGATTTATTACTCATCCTGGATAATCTTCACCATCTTCACTATCATCGTCATCTACAAAAATCTGCGGATCATCATAGAAGCTTGCAGCCAGCGGCGGGACCTCCATGTGCTCTTTGATCTCTTCCCACTCGGCTACGGGTGTGTCGTTATACTCTGGCTTTGTCCAAGTACGCCAGGACTTGCCGCAATTAATGCACATGCGGACAGCACAGTAGGGACCGTTAGAATGACGATAGTGACCTTTGTGGTCGCACTCTGGCTCTTCTATGGCGTCAGGTACTTGCAAAGCTTCCAAAGTCGCTATAACCTTTGTGAATATGTCATCACTCATTCATTCATTCTTTCAAAACCCGCAAGGCCAGCTATAAAGCTTCTCCCCCAAGCTCCATAGCTAGCCTCGTTCCAGTTACTGGT